TATTTAAATCCTACAATATCTCAGGGTGGAATGATGAAATTACCATTTTTCACACCACTCAATATGTTAGATATTGTTGCAGAGGATTGGAAACAAATGGGTAAACTAGATATAGATGCCCCTGTTACCCTAAAACATGCTAATGGTGCTGCTGGTAGTGTAACATTGTCGGTTTTTTGCTGGGCTGAAGATATCCATTTGACTGGATTGACTCAACGCAACCCCACTGACATTGTTCCACAGGGTATGGAAGAAACTGGTATTATTTCCAAACCAGCTTCTATTGTAGCAAAAACTGCTGCTCTTTTTAAACAAGTTCCAATGATCTCTTCTTTTGCTACTGCAACAGAGATAGGAGCTAGAGCAATTTCTACAATGGCTGCTTTGTTTGGATATTCTAAACCAGTTCATTCTGATATATGCCCCCTTCAACCACTAACTCGTCAATCCATGGCCGTTTGTGACGGCCGTGAAAATATTGTCAAGTTGACTGTTGATTCTTGCAATGAATTAACTATTGATCCATTAGTTGCGTCTTTGGACGCGAATGATGAATTGACCATAGCATCTATTGCTATGCGAGAATCACTGTTGACTAAATTCACTTGGGGAACTGCGTTGGATGCTGAAGCTCTGTTATTTAATATTGTAGTGGATCCATGTGTTATAAATCAAATTGGGTCACTCGGCAATACACCTATGTTTATGCCTGCCGTTGCTTTTGCAACATTCCCATTTGAATATTGGAAAGGATCACTGCGATACAGATTTCAGGTGGTTTCTAGCGGATTTCATAAAGGACGTATTAAAATTGTATACGATCCTTATGGAGTTCCACAAACTACTGGGCCTACAGCTCTTGAAGCAGAATATAATGTTGCTTATACTGAAATAGTGGACATTGCTGAATGCAATGATTTTTCTATTACAGTTGGTTGGGGTCAATCGACTCCTTTTCGACAACATTTAAATTTTCCCCAAAATCCTACTACCACATATCGTTCGTCTAATGGTGCACAACCCGCTCTCCCTGTGGGTTTGACATCATCGAATTCTATTGGTGTAGGTAATGGTACGTTGTCAGTGTATGTGGTGAATGCACTAACAACTCCAAATTCCACAGTAGACAATGACATTCAAGTCCTTGTTTCTGTGGCTGCTTGTGATGACTTCGAAGTAGCTGGTCCATCGGACTACTACTTGAAAAGAATGTCTCCATTCCCAATTACCACACCTCCGGCGAACCTTATCGCTCCTCAAGGAGCAGAAGAAGATATCCTAAACATGGGTACACCGGTGATGGACACAAATTCGATTAGGTATATGGGTTCTAATACTGTATTGGACCCTTTGGTTAATCGTATTCATATGGGAGAGGCTGTTGCTTCATTTAGGCAATTATTGAAACGATATAATTTGCATGAAGCTATAGCTTATCCCGCTGATGATGTGACATCAATGATGGTTGGTATGACTCGGAGAATGTTTCCATTTCTTGGAGGTTACACAACAGCTCCCACAACGGCATCTACTCTAATTACAACAGGGGATGATACAACTGGAAATTATGTTTATGCAAACTTAATTTTAATGCAGTATCTATCCCTTGCTTATGGAGGATGGCGTGGTTCAATTCGTTATGCTGTCGATACAACTTTTAATGAAGTTAATGTCGGAGGCACAACATTGCCATTCCATATGTCAACGTGGGAAGTCTCTCGGTTAGGTAATATTGCCGAGAGAAATCTCAGTGAAACGGTAGATAATGATACTACTTTTTCACGAAATTTTGGTTTTGGAACCGCATATCCTAATAACAGATATGTTGGTATCAAAAATCAATCGTTAGGTCTAGCCGGTTCCACTAGGTGGAACACTGTGGTGAATCCTTTACAATCTTTTGAAGTTCCCTATTACTCTAAGTACCGGTTTTGTCCGGCACGACAGGGTCAGAAATGGACTACTAAGGATGTATATCAGGATTCATTTTCGATGGTTACGACCACTGCTGGTACAGACGCAGTTAGTATAGCGTACAAATATGTTGCGGCCGGGGAAGATTTTACACTAATGTTTTATCTTTCTCCTCCCATATTGTACCCGCAGGAACCCCCGTTACCGCCTTCGGGCACCCCTCCTCCTTAAGTTTAATTAAACTTGAAACACTTATCATGGACGTGATATTAGAAATTATATAGCCGAAATCGTTATGACGAAATTGGTGAAAGTTTTATCTAATTTTCGCGTGTTAATGACCTAGAACAATTGTTTGAACATGGCGATGATAAAGTGCGTAAAGTATTTTTGGACTTTTGAGGAACATCCATCAGAAAAAGGATGTAAAATTTAGTTACCCTTCTGTAAAAAGGGAATCCGTAGTAAATGGCATACTACACGGCTCTATTGAGTCGGTGGCTTGCGTTGTTTGAAATTATGCATTAATAGTTTTATCTCGACGTAAGTCGGGAGTTTTTATGTTATTGTCATAATTTTAAACTGCACGCCAGGATGAGTAATGCACCATTCGGTATCTGTATAGGTTGAACCATTCCTAGCAATCAGAAACCGTCTACT